AATCTCCTAATCTTCTTCTTTCAATAAATTTTTTAAACATATCATTTTTAAATATATTTAAACGATTATCTAAATTTTTATCTATATATTTAGAATATGTTGGACCTTCTATTTGAGGTTGATATTTTTTTATAAAGTTAAAAAACTTTTTATTATCTTCTACAAATGTTGAATCTTTTATATTTGGTAAAAGATAATCAATATAAAATCTTAAATCTACATCTGGATCTAATCCATCACCAGCTCTTTGTAAAATACTTAAAGGTTTATCTTCACCTTGTAAAATAAAAGGTGTACCAATATCTTGTATTTCACCTTCTAAAATTTTGAAAGTTATTTCATCATTTTTATAATAATTGCTTATTTTTTTTAATTCATTGTTTCCTTGTTTTGTTGAAAGATCTATAAATTGTTGTTTGATAGATGTATTAATATCATCTGTAAAATCTCCAAATACTTGATTAACAAGAGCTTTATCTATTATACCTTTTGTTTTATAACTATCATAAGCTCTAACAGAATTTTGTATTGAGTTTTGTCTAAGTTCATATCTTATTGCATTATTAATATTATTAATTTCAGCATTAGATTCTCTTCTTTGTGTTTCGGCTAAATCTATTAATTCTTTTTTATTATTATCACTTAGTGATCTAAATAAATTTATTTTATTTACATCACCATTAAATGTTCCTTCTTTTAAAGAATTAAAATCATTAACAACATCTAATGATGTTTTATCCTGTATTGATCTTAAGTCAGAAAGAAGATAATCAAATTTTCTTTCTTTAATAACTTTATCTGCATTTGAAATTAAATTAATTTTTTCTTCAGTAGTTAATACATTAAATTTATTTATATTTTGTTTTAAAAATTCTGGTTGATTTATAGCTAAATCATTTGCTAATTGTGTTTGACCAAATTTTAAATAACTTTCAATATCAGATTTTTTAATACCTTCATCTAAAGGTTTTCCAGTTTGAGTAACATATTGTTTATTAACAGCTTCTGTTATATTATTTGTAAAAGCATTTAAATATTCAATACCATTTTGTTTTAAAGCTATAGTATCTTTTAAAATAAAATCTTCTGTAATTTTTCTTGTTTCTGATATTTGTTTATTTCTTGATCCTTCTAATGAAGTTATTTTAAATAATCCAGCAGTAGAATAAAATTTATTTTCTAATGCTTTTTTAGTAAAATTATCTAAACCTTGTAACTTTGTATTTTTTGTATAATTCCATAATTTATTTATTTGATCATCGTAATATAATGATGCTTCACCAGGATTTGGATTAGCACTTGTTTCGCTTTGAATAGAATATAAACCTTTTGTTCCATCATCTTGATTAATGTAAAGATCAGATAATATTTTAGTTGCTTTGTTTGCTGCTTCTTGTTTTTTTTCTTTAACATAAAAATCAGTTAAAGTAGCTGTTAATGGTGCTGTAGCAGTTGCAATATTTTGTTTTGGATCAATAATAACTCCACCATCTGTACTTGGTGATTCTGCTGTTGGTCTTGTTTGTGCAGTAATTGTAGGTATAGTTGGCATTTAATTATCCTTGCATTGTTAATAGACTTGTACCTAATTGAGTACCTAATCTTATTTGTTCAAATCTTGCTTGTTCTTTAGCAACATTAGCATTGATTCTAGCAAATGCTGCTTCTTCAAATTTTTTAGCTTGTGCTATTTGAGAATTATATTTTATATTATTTCTTTCAATTTCTGCTTCTCTTAAATTATTTATTTCAATTCTTCTTCCAGCTCCTTCTCCAATAACTGCACCAGATTTAGCAAGAGCAACTTTTGTTTTACCTTCTAATTTTCTAAATTGTTTGTCAAATTGTGCTAAATCAAATTCTGTTTGTTTAGCAATAAGTTCGCCTTCTTGTTCTAATACAGCAGCTTTTCTATTTAAAACTGCTTCATTATAAGCACCTATCTTACCTGCTTGAACAACTCCTAATGCTGTACTACCAATAGCTACATAAGGAGCAGCTGTTGTTGCTGCTGTTGTAATTGCTGGTGCTGCTGCTGCAATCCATCCCATTAGAATAACCTCGCATACATATATTGATCAGAACCATCGAAACCAAATTTTCTCATTAAACCTTCTTCCTGTAAACCTAACCATTTAGCAAATTTTAAACCAGTTGTATAGTCAGCTCTTACAGCAGTTTGAACTCTTTTGATATTGTTTTCTTTAGCAACTCTTGCAAAATCTTTCTTAATAGCTTTAGCAACAAGTAAAGGATGTTGCAATACTTTGTTAGTAGCAATCACCCAACCCTCTGCAACTTGTCCCCAAATAATTTTCATACCTGCTGCAAAGATAGGTTCACCATCAATCATACCAGTAAATGCTAAGTTATCTTGTTCTAAGTTCATTGGGTTACCATCAAATTCCATATCTTTATCCATCAATACATGATTCATTCTTTGCTTCATAATGTATTGACCATGTTCTCCTTTGTATTTAACAATATTTAATATGCTATCCATCGTTTGTTTGTAATCTTGGATATAAAGATAATATTGTCAAAGGTAAAGGTTGTGTTTGTCGAACATAAATAAATCCATCAGTTTCATAATTACCTCTAAACTCTACTTCTTTATCTCCTGTAAATACTCCTATACCACTATCCATAGGATTTGCAGAAGATCTAAATGGTATTCGTTCCATATTAGATAAGTCTGGACCAACCTCTACACCAATCGATTCATAAAGTCTTATAGTAATATCAAATATTCTTTTTGTTTTAGCTTGTGATGTACCATCTTGTGAACCTGCATCTATTCTCATTGTTTGTAATAAAGATGTGTATGGCAAACCAACTTTAGCTTTATTAACAAAACGATCTAAAGTTATTGCTGCAGAACTTACAGTTTTATTTGGATGAGTTGCACCATCACCTAATATTGAAATTGTTTCACCTTCAAGATGAGAAAGTCCAGAAAGAGAACTTACAACTTGTAAAACTTCTTTAGCATCTACATGAGCAGCTGCTGTAGTGCCATTTGTACCTCTTGTGCATCCTGTTAAATCATTTGATGATTTACCAGTATAAGTAATTATTTCAGTTCCAATTTTAATTGTACCTGTTGTTGTAAAATCAGAAGCATCATCTAAAGTAATTGTTGTATCAGAATCTGTAATTGCTCCATCTAATGTAGATGTTGCACCACTATAATTTAATTGTGAATCTAAAAAATTAAATGAAGTATCATCTGTTTCATCAAAATCATAATTATGAATATATTCAATATATCTTTTAGTCGTTCCATTAATCGTTCTTTTTACAATAACCCAGCTTTGATATTCTGAATCATCTGTTGGAATAGTAGCTGCACTTTCACAAACTGCATTACCACTTCCAAATGATCCACCAAATATATGTCTATGCCAAGCAACAACTTGTTGTTCTCTTTGATAAGTAAGTCCAACTAATTGACCATCAGTTCTAACACACCAAATAATTTGATTAGGTTCTTGTTGATACGATAGTTGTTTGAATCCACCTTCTGAAATATGCTCGGCAAGGATAGTAAGATCTGGAGCTATATAACCATCAACATCAAAGTTGTAAGCGAGTTCTCTTAATTTTCTTTTAGCTCTTTGTAAAAACAAAGTAGCATTACCAACAGCAAGTGCATCAACATTTGCAGCACCATTGTTAGATTGTTTTTTAATTAATATGTTTGTAGGTGTGATTGCAATATCAGTTCCACCACCACTAACTGCAAACTCACCACCAGCTGTACCAATAATTAAAGTTCTTGTAGCGGTCATAAATCTGATTGCGTTTACTTGGTTAGAAGCAATAGTGTAAATGATTGCATCATCATCTGCTACTGTTCCATGATAGTTATCATCCATGTTTTCATAATCACCAGACTTAGAAAAGAATAATGTTTGTGGTTGTGATAATGTTGCAGCGAATACGAGTCGTTGTTCAAAAAAGGTTACGCAAGAAGGATGACCTGTAGTATCTGAAAATGATCCTAATGCAAAATCTGTATCAGCAGAACTAGAAGAAGGAGCAACTACAGATGTAGCTACAGCAACTGTTGTTGAAGTTACTGAAGTAATTTTATAATGACCATCTTTAAAATGTACGAGTCTTCCAACATCAGTTGATAACCAACCTTGATCATTATTAACACCAGTTGTAGAAGATAATGTTAAATTACCACTAGATCCAACCGCAGTATGTGAAGGTGTTAATGTAGTTGTTGAAATATTGTGATCCATAAATGGACCATTTTGAAAATCAACTTCAGTAAGTGTCCAAGCAGTATGACCTGTTCTTGATAGTTTTTGTACTGGATGACTTGGATGACAGATATACATGACATCAGCAGATTGTGCATATTTAATATCAAAAAGTTCTGCTTCTAAATAAGGTGAAGATATTTCATAAGCTGATCCACCAGATAATATTTGACCATTGTCTTTATAAAATCTTATATACTGATCGCCAAACTCAAG